AAAGTGTAATCTGTAGGTATTTTGATTTTCATAATAGTTTCTATTCTCTCCTCATAGAGCTTGCCTTAGATTTTACTCCAAGGCAAGCCTTGATGATTAGAGACTAGCTACTAGGCCAAGTAACCATACCCGCTTCCAGAGTCGCAAGGAACGAGGTCGCCAGCAAGGTTGCAGCGCAAGTGCAGGATGTAGAACCCGAATTCGGGGAACACCTGTTTTGCGGCACAAGCCATTTTGGCACGCCAGTAACCCGAATTCTTATCTGGGTTACAATTGCGGTCCCATTCGTTGACCCAGCGAAAATCTCCGCGATAGTTCTGCGCGTCATAGACGAGCTTGCCAACTTTGAGATTGGGATTCGGAACAAGCCACTCAACGGCCTTCGGGTGGAAAATCACCGTAGAGGTGTATTTCGCAGCCTTGTAGGCAGGGTTGATGATATACTTCGTGCCCTTGGTCGCGGAGGCCGCAACATAGGGAGCAACTTCGGTATAACCACCAGAACCGTTGTCGTTGAAACGCTTGGGGAACGGACGACTATGGAAGACGTATCCCGCGTAAGCCTTGCGAGGCAACAGCGAAGAGCCGTTGGGTCCAAGCAGATCGTTAACGCGATCACTGTAACGGATATCCTGACGGACATCATCGTTAAGTTTGATCAGATTCTCAATCGTGGCGCGTTCGGCAAACACGTTGAACACAGGCGAACCGTCATCGGTCACCGCATCACCGTCATCACCAGCGTTGTTCTGGTAGAGACGATCATAGAGTTCGCGAAGGACACCAACCGTGAGGATGGAAGTAGGAGCAGGAATAGATCCAAAGCTCGTTCCAGTCTCTTCAGCGAGGCCGGGTTCAACAGAAATTTTGGTGACGGCCTCGTAGTAATCGTTGTCATAACGCTCAATCCACTCCTTGTTGACGTTGTCGGCAAGGATCTTGATGTAATTATTCACATCGTCAATCGGGAACGCCGAAGTGCGAACGTCCTCCAAGCAGATCCAATCGGATTCGATGGCCTGATGGCGGAGTTTAAACGTCTTCTGATCGAAGGCGTAGCTGACCTTCTTGGTCGGAGCCAAGCAGGAGTTAGTGACATCGCTTTGGGTGGCTTCGCAGACTTCGACACCACCAGTGATGCCGATATCGGTCCAACCATTACCAACAGCAACCGTGCGCTGCGCGATAGTATTAGTTACAATGGCACCCATATTGTCGGGGAATGCCGACTGAGTGACGAAACGGAGATAGGGATCTTTATAAAGACCCAAACGGTGAGTGCCAAGAGCAATACGTCCAGTTTCGCGTTGAAACTGATCCGAAATTGCCTCGCAACTCGTAGCAACTTGTGCTGACATAATATTAGATTCTTTCTAGTTTAAGCTTGAATTATGTTTCGGGGTTTGACCCTGAAACTTGGTTAAGTTCCACGCCGCGATGGAGAGTTTAACGGCAAACTTTATTTGAAGAAGGCTATTACTTGCCAGCGAAGTGCTTGCGACCAACCCAAGCTATAAGTCTTATTTTGCGAATCTAATACGGATTCTACTTTTTGTCAATAGTAGAATTTACAATAAGTGCCCAGCCATTGTGTTGTTTATATTTTCCAGAAAAGACATTAAACATCCCAGAAGAGTTTACGCCCTTCTGTCGGCAAAATTCCGAAAGGTTGAAATTATTCCTACATTCCTCGCCAGTATGGATATTATAAACATCAGGAAATTGCCGCGCATTGGCATCCCCGATCTTGCGTTTGTTTTCTTCAGTTCTCGGTCTGGCCGCTGATGCAATGCCAATTCTGCGCTTGGTTTCTTCCGTGTGCTTGAAGCCTAGTTTGGCAATACTCATTTTCAATCTTGTCTCTTTAGACGCCACTCTGCCCTTGTGAGCCGCACTAACCTTGGCTTTCCATTCTTCTGTCTTGGGTTTCCCGTAGTTGTGGTTGCGGGCACCCAGCTTCTTTTGCCTCATCTTTTCTCTGATTTCGGGGTTCGGGCGTCCGCTGTTGCCCCCTTCTTTTAGATTGTAATTGCTCTTTAGGGCACAGAATTCTGGCGTCACTGCCATCATCTCCAAGATGTTTAGAGCCTTTTCGTTTCGGGCGAACAGGAGGATTTCTTTCTTGAACTTGTCCCTGCCGTATTTTTTGATGGCGGATTTTAGGGCTTTCCCGCTGCCAAGATACCCGTCTTCCAGATCATCGGTGATGTGCTGGCCGATGTAAATTTTTCCATTTACGAGGTTTGTGACCTCGTAGAGGTAGTAGTAGATTTTGGTTTCGGGGTTGCTCACCGCCCCTTGAAGAGTGTCTTGCCGAAGTTCATCAGGCTATCAACATCTTCGTCATCCCCGTCATTGGTGTCGGTCTCGGTGGCTTTACCCAAGCTTGGGGTGGCTCCGACCAGACCGTCTAACTGGGCTTGTAGTTCTTTGATCTTGCTATCTTTTTCGGCGTTCACCCGCTCCATTTGCGCCGTGTAATGATTGATGGCGCTCTCAAGGAACGGGACAACCGCTGCCCGCGCAAGGATGGCGCTGCGGTCTTCGACGCTCAAGCGGTCCAGATTTGTTTCGGCTGCGGTCTTCTTGGCGCTACGCAGATGACCGTTCCAATCATCCTGCCCTTCGATCTCTTGGAGGAAATTGTAGCGGTCTTCCATGTTTGTCCACGTTTTGGCGGTGAAGGCTTTCTGGAGTCGGAGGTCGTTCTCAATAAATTCTTGTTCCGATTGGGCCTTGCGGGCGTTTTCGGCTTCTGAAAGAGATTCAGCTTCTTTCTGGAACCGCTCATGGTATTGGGCTAGTTCATGGTATTTGTCGGCCATCTTGACGATGGACAACTGCTCCATGCGCTTGAAGTCAGCTGTGAGGTCTTCCAGTGAGTCGATACGTTTGCGGGCGTCTGGCTCGGTCAATGCTTGCCAGAGCTTGGAGAAGTCGGCATCATTGGCTTCTGCAATAGCCTTTAGATCGCCCTGAAGGCCGCTCAGGGGCTTTTTGATGGCTTCAACGTATTCGGGGCTTCTTTCAAAGTTTGCGGTCTTTAGCTCGCGGCCTAGCTCCGCCATGCGGGTCTTGTAGCTTTCGATCTCCTCTTGGAGGGACTTGACCGTCTCTCCCTCGTATTTGCCCACCTTCTCTTTGGTGGCTTCTAGTTCGGCCTTGAGGCGGTCCCGCTCTTCGCGGGCCTTTTTCATTTCTGTTTTGATCTCTTTCCAGCTTGAGATGCCCTTCTCAGAATCATCCCCTTCTGGTTTGTCCGAAACAGGCTTGTCTTGGAAGTGCGGGTTGAGTGGGAGATCATCATCTCCTTTTGCTTCTGACTGCTCGTTGGTCTCCTTAGACGAGACTTCCTTGGTAATATCTGCAACCTTTTTCTCTACCTCCTCCTTGGTGGCCTTGGATTTGGTTTCCGCTTTAACGGGAGCCTTCTTCTCCGCTTTGGGAGTTTCCTCTTTCGGGGTTTCGGCTGCGGGCTTTGGCTCTTCTTGCTGGGTTTCGGGTGCAGGGGTTTCATTAGGTTGAACTTCGGGGGCTGCTGGTTCGGCGTTAGCCCCTCCAAAAATGGTTCCAGCGAAGTCTGCGTCACCCGTGAGGGCGGAGTTGAGTATATTAGCCATAAGTTATATTAGTTGGTTTCTTCTGAAGTTATATGGGAGAATGGTTCTGGCAAGTCAAATTTAGGTTTATTTACCTGTCCTTGACCAAGGACTTCAATGAGATCCATAACCTCTTGACTGCCCTCGTAAAAACCCGCGCTCTTAATAAACACGGGCGACAGATCGAAGCCTTGAGCGACAGGACTGCTACTCCGTTTCGGGCGCACCCGTTTGGAGATAAATTTAAGCCCCTTCTGCATATGGGGCATCGCCCATGTCTTAGCCCATTCGCGGGCATCTTGATCTGTCCAATCCATTACAATAAGTCCTAACTATACGCAGAATCTAATCTTGTCTAGCACAAATAGCTTAATTTTTACGCCGTTGTTGCAAGCGGGGGTCGGCCTGCGGGCCTCGCGGTTTTCTCAAGAATAGAACTGCGGGTCTTGAGATCATTAAGTGCCATCTGTTGCCTAATGGTTTCCATCTTCTGTTGATGGGTTTCTTGGTTCATCATCCGCTTCTCCTGCATCTCGGCCAGTTTCAACTGAGCTTTCTGGAGTTCCATTTCGGAGCGTGGATCAATCTGTCCTTGCGGGGCTTGCTCCATGGATTGCTCTTGGGCCTGACTCTGCTGGGCCATCATGCGGTTGATCACCTGTTGCTCAAGCTCATCGATATAGGCCGTGAGGTTTTGGAGTTGGCGTTTGAGTTCGCGGACCTCCTGTGCCCTGAAGCTGTTGTTGGAGAAAAAGACAAGGTGCTCGGTCACATGGTCAGCGGCGGGGCGCAAGATCTGCATCGCCTGCTCATCGGCCATTTGCTGCTG